ACAATGGTCAGCGTTGCTTACATTGACAGGTATACCACCAGTTGGGGTATAATTAATAGATATATGGCAGATTCGTTTTAAACGGACTGCCATTTTTTATTGAATCCCATAAAGAGTTAAAGTCGCTGACAATAGTATTATTGTATAATGTACTTTTAGCTCCAGGATGAAGGGGTTTAGGCCAGTTCCCGATTTTAACCCAGGAATAACCAGCACTTTCATCATTAAGGTCAGGAATAAATTCATCCTGAACAATAACAACAAAAGAGTAATATCTGAACTTTTCGTTCTTTGTACAGAAAACGTCAAACGGAATAATATCTTCAATTTTAGGTATTGATTCACCTAATTCTTCATATATCTCCCTGTACAACGCTTCTATTGGCGTTTCACCATTCTCAATCTTACCACCAACGAAGCCCCAATTATTAGGGTACGTTACTGTGTCAGAACGCAAATTCAACATCATACGTCCTGTACGCTTAGACAGAAAAATAGCTCCCACGGCTTCGTTAGTCATAATTTATCCTTAAGCACTTTTAAATGCTATTCTCCAGTATCCTTGACGGTACTTGTTCTGTACTGATTGGTGCCAACCAAACACTTCATTATAACGGTAGAAGTGTGTATCCTCACCATTATAAACATACCCACCAATTGTTGCCGCGTCCACAATCTGAACGTCATGATTCTTAACTGTGAATAACTCATTTGGCCTGATTGTTGTACCTTTAAAAATGATATTGTGTTCTGAGATGTTAACAAAACAATCTTCAGGTAATGCACCGTCTAATTGTCCAACATCATACACAAAACCTTTAATCGTGTACTTTACATCATATAGTGAAGTGTCTACCTGAACTACCATTTTGTTTGGTTGTTCTTCAGTACTACGCTTGATTACATGTCCTTTGATTGGGTTGACTTCTTCAATTCCTTGTTGGAATTTCAAATACAACTCTTTCTCTGCATAAGCAGGATCAAGATAATCAAGATACCTATCCCATGAATATATTTTTCCATTTGTTGATAGAGTATTTAAACTAGAACTTACCAAAGTGACCTCATATGTTTCAATGGCATTTGCACTTTCTACACGGTCAACCAGAATGCACATGTTCTTAGGTGTATACACGTCAGTTATTGTGTCAGTGTAATTTTCCAAATCAATCTCAAGTTCATCCTTGGCAGTATTGATGTTAGTTACAATCTGTTGGATTAATTTTGCTTGTTTAACATTTGCTGGCAGACTTAACCAGATAGGACATTCAAAGGTTAGTACCATAATGTCTAAATCACTCTCAGTACCTTGTGGGAATCCACGAGTGCTGAATTGGCAATCTTTAAGTTCTATGTCTACTGCACTTGTCCAATCCATAGGATTATCTGACAATTGAAGCTGAATTGATGGATTGAACAATGTAGCAATCTGTTCAAACAATTCCATTTTGTTAGTTAAGTTCGTAGTCCAGATGTTAACATTAAACGTTAGAATCCACGGTGTAGGGTTATATCTGGTTATTTGGTATTGCTTATCAAGATCTTTGGTATATTCATTAGGAGCAGGTGATTTGTTAGTTCCCATAACCATCGTATGAGATGCAGGAGAACGAATCCCCTGACGATCTAATTTCAAATTACCAACGTTCAATGTAATTAATGGTGCAGAAGGCATAACGTTCTCAGAGTTTCCTGAAATGATGTTTGCTGCTAAGCGAGAAATATCTGCATATCGAGCAGGAACAACTTTATATTTCTGGTTTCCGTTGTCATCAACGCCATTTTTCACTTGAAATTCACCAAAGACTCTGATAAGATGTTTTAATAGACGGCGAAATTGGCCGTCGTAGTAATAATTTAATTTCATTATGAGCCTTATTTTTTATAAATGATGTTAGGTTTAACAACATCCTGGATAGATACTCTATCTGGACTATTGATGAACGCAGTTTGTTCTAGATTTGCACCTGTCCACGGTAAACGACCACCGTAGTTGAATTGTGACCACGAAGAAGTTTCTGAATTGAACTTCCATAATGTCTGTGGTACATAGTCAGTACGATAAAAGTACTCGCCATCTGAAGGGTCACTAGGGAACTGGTCACCAGAGTTTTCAGAAGTTTGTGTAGGTGGGATCGCCGGACGCATGTCATCATGGTTTGTACGGTTTGCCGCAATATCTTTTGTAGTAAACGGAACATTACTATGTGAATCCGGTGGAATTACCCATGTTACTCCGTCATCTTCAACCTGATAAAGTTGAGGTTTATGATAATAACAGTAGAAGTCTTCTGCATCTTCTGGTACAGTGTCTTCCTCAGTAAACGGTAATAAACAATTTAGCCATTTTTTATCACTTAGGTAGTACTGATATAATGTATAACCAGATACGCTTGCCGCATCTTCCACAAAGAAGAATGAAAAATCTTCAGCTTTACGTGGTAGTTTTGCACCGTATGATGTTTGTACAATTGTCCAGTTTGAATCAGCATCTTTCTCATAAAGTACTGGTAGTGTGTTCTTTATGAAAAACATGTTCTTCGAAGGATTAACAGGGAAATCGTAACCACTGATGATATATCTTGACAATTCACTAATATCTGAAATATCATTGTAAATGTGTTCGTTAGTCCAGTGAATATATGGTACTTCTGAATCTGCTTGTTGTATGATACGATTCATAATATCAAGCTCAGTTCCAGCAGAACTATTTCCTAGACTACCATTACCATTTCCATTATTTGGATCATTCGGGTCATCAGGAAAAGCATTACTATCTTGATCTGTAATATCTGAGAACTCAGGAGAGTCCGTCAGAGGCTTCACACGAAGTTTAAAAATATGGTGTTGCCATGTAGCGGAATAACCTTCAGACGTCCTGAAAGCGTCCTGTACTACGTAGAAACGGTTTAAACCAGTGTCACGACCGATAACATCGAAGTCGCGTAAGTTAGGTAATTCTATTACATCACCAGCGATAATCTTTCTTCCTACACGTTGCATCATTGTGTTGTAATGCACAGTAATGTCCATTGTGTCGAAGTTAAAGAATAGCCCTGGAATTTTTAGGTCAGGAGTTGCTTCTTGTACTTGATAAACAGCAGGAAGTGTGATAGCCTGTACGTTGTATGAGCGTTGTGTGGTTTCGCCAAAAACGTAATCACCTAAGCTTGACAAAGTGCCATTACCTGTGCTGTAATCTGGTAGCGTCGAATCAGTACTTCCTTCATTGCCTTTTGGACCCTGATATGTATAGAGCCACATATCAACCCCACCAATGTTGTATTGTTCACCAATCGCATTGTCAATGAACTTGTAATCGTTTGTACGACCTTTTTTCCACATTCTATAAGACATTTTTTTATCTCCAAAAAAGAAATCTATATTGTATTTATTTTTGGAACAGATTCAACTTTTGTGCTATAATATGTAAGTGCAGAATAAAAATTTAACGAAGGAGAGCACGATGAGCTATAGTTTCGACGATTTTTTCCAAAAGGGTGAGCAACTAGCACGTGACATGGGTCATAATATGTTGACCATCGACCACTTAGCAGTTATTGCTCTTGATATTCCAAGCATTGTTGAATTTCTAAGCGTCAACGATATTAATGCCAAAAAACTAAAAGCACGTATCACTGATTATCTTGAGAAGTTCAATACCCCAGCACTTCCGTATTCAGTTGAAGAACAGCTTGCTAAAGATATGACTCCAGTATCTTCTATTGTTACTAAAGTAATGGTAGAACTACGTAAAAAGTCAGTAATCGAACAACTTAAAGAAAACGATTATACTATCCAAGCGTTTTTCATTCTTTTTGAATGTCTGTCTTTCCCACATACTGCACTTGATGCTGCACTAGAAGAACTTGATCTAAGCCGCACAGCAGTTGCACGTGAACTACAGAACTATATCAACAGCATTAACTACGATGTTGATTTGCGTAGCAGTACTTCTGACGAAGTTCCAACTAAAGCAGAAGCAGCAGCAAACAAACGTGGTGGAGTAAATGTTAAAGTTGATCCAAAACGTACAATCGAAAACTACACAACCAATCTAACCGAAATGGCATCTGCTGGTAAACTAGATCCACTAATCGGTCGTGAAACTGAACTAGCAGATCTAATCCAGATTCTTTCTCGTAAGACTAAGAAGAATGGTGCTCTAGTCGGTGAACCAGGTGTTGGTAAAACTCAAATCGTAGATGGTCTTGCATTAAAAATCGCAAACGGTGATGTTCCAGAAGAAATGAAAGATGTTGAAATTCTTTCTTTGAACATGGGTGCATTCACTGCTGGTACTAAGTATCGTGGTGAGTTTGAAGAACGTGTTGATATGCTACTTACTGAATTGAAAGAACGTGAAAACGTCATTCTATTCATTGATGAAATTCACACAATCATGGGTGCAGGTTCAAGTGGTTCAGGTTCTTTGGACATGAGCAACATGTTAAAACCAGCATTATCTCGTGGTGAAATCCGTGTTATCGGTGCAACAACTTACGATGAATATCGTAAACATATTGAAAAAGATGCAGCATTACAGCGTCGTTTCATGAAAGTAGATATTCTTGAACCAACTTTAGATGAAACTCGTCAGATTCTAAACGGCGTTAAAGAAACATACGAAAAGTTCCACAGTGCTGTATTCTCTGCTGATGCAATTGATGCAATCTTAGAACTATCTGGTAAGTATCTACAGAACAAACGTTTTCCAGATAAAGCAATTGATCTACTAGATGCTGCTGGTGCACGTAACCGTAACAAAGCTGAACCTTCAGATGTAATTGAACGTTCTGACATTGTTAACGAAGTATCTCGTGTAGCTAACATTCCACTAGAGATCGTAGCGTGTGAAGAAAGTGATCGCATGTTAAATCTTGCTGATAATCTTCGTAGCCGTGTATTCGGTCAAGACCAAGCGGTTGAGAAGTTAGTAGAAAACGTGATGGTTGCTCGTGCAGGTTTACGCGGTAAAAATACCATCCAAGGTGCGTTCATGTTTGTTGGACCATCCGGTACAGGTAAAACCGAAATCAGTAAAGCACTAGCTGATGCAATGGGTCAGGAAATCGTTCGCTTCGATATGTCAGAGTTTGCTCAAGAGCACAACGTATCTAAACTAATCGGTTCACCTCCAGGTTATGTAGGTCATGATTCAGGTAACGGACTTCTACTAGATAAAGTTGAACAACATCCTAACTGTATTCTTCTTCTTGATGAAATTGAGAAAGCAGACCGTAAAGTACTTCTAACTTTCCTACAGGTTATGGACGAAGGACGTTTAACGGGTTCGCATGGTAAGACCGTTTATTTCGACAACGTAACTATCATTATGACTACTAACTTAGGTGCTCGTGATTCTGCGGTACTATCAATGGGTATGAAGTCATCTGGCGATGATGGTATGGATTCTGCAATTAAGAAACATCTACCACCAGAGTTCATCAACCGTATTGACAGTGTGATCAAGTTCAATGAACTAGGCCATGATGTTATTATCAGTGTTGTTGACAAGTTCATCGCAGAACTACAGTCCGATCTAGATGGTCGCGGTGTTAGTGTAGTACTATCTGACGCAGCGAAAGAAGAATTGGCTAAGAAGGGTGTAACTCCAGGAATGGGTGCTCGTCCAATGAAACGTATCATCAATGATAAGATTCGCGTTCCACTATCGAAAGAGATTCTAATCGGTTCTCTACGTAAAGGTGGCGTTGCTAACTTTGATGTAATCGACGGTGAAATTAAACTAGTATAAAAAGAAAAGGGAGCCAATGGCTCCCTTTTTTGTTATTTGATTAGTTCTCCAACTACTGAACCATTCACCTTCAATCCTGAACTAAAGGTACTCAATGGAATGCTTGGGTAATTGGTGGTGTACACTTCCAATTCATCCTCACTTCCTAGAACAACTCCTAGTTTAGTATATGTGGTTCCTGATTTGTAATCTTCTTCACAGGTTCCGAAAATACCTCTTAGCATGTTACCCGCACCACGAATCTGAACAATTTCATTATTAACTGAAATCAAGTCTGACTTAACAGAACTTGCAGAACTTAATACCCCATCCTTAATAGTAGTACTTTCAACCTTAGTTGGAGTTGCTACGTATCCCATATGTTGTATAGAATCAGAAATTGCTACTACTAGTGTTGCGTCATGGTCACTTACATAAACACCATCAACTACAGTTCCGGTATAAGACCAAGTAGCACCATTCAGTACAGGATTAATATCTGCATATTCGTAAACGAAGATTTGCAAACTGTCATCCATTTTAGTACGAACTAGTTCACTTAGTACACCTTTTCCGTATACTGGTTGGTAATATCCGTGGTCAACTTCATTACCGTCAATCTCTACAATTTCATTAGAAACATAAATCGCGTCATAATCATCATCTAAGTATGTATCAGAATACGTTTCACTTTTAATCATTCTATCATAGAACATGTCATAATCAAGAATACTTACTCGGTAAGAACGATCATTTGTATACATTGGTACAGCTCCGTTTAGGAATTCTGCATCAGCGAATGATGTAATACGAACAATGTTAATAGAAGTTGGTGATGTGTTCATTAAC